CATAACAGTAACCCATCAAACAGTCTTGCTGTGCCCTGTAACCTGAGGGGCATGGCTGACGCACTGCACCCACCCAAGTTTGGGCAGTCACACTAGGTTTTGAAAATGCAGATACTCCCGGAGGCGGAGGCGGGGGCGTAGTACAGTTGTAACCAGTTATTATACACTCATCTGCAGTGCACGTTTCAATAGCCGAGAGTGTTTTTCCAGAAGGACACGTGTAACATTTACCACCAGTATATTGTCCTCCGTTGATTGTACATTGCGCCTGTGTCGTATACGCTTGATTGGCCTGTCCCTGTGCTACGAGATCTTGAGCCTGTGTCAAATTTGTCAGACCTTGATCTGCTCCAACCACGGTAGATGTGGTGATTTGCGTGCCACCTGGCAGAGTCCCCGTGTTTGTTAACAGTGCAGCGGTGTCTGTAGCATATGCCCCGGATTTGAAGTATCTGTAAATGGTTGAACCAAGGAAGAACTCGGCCCAATTGTCATTCACGTTTTTGTAACACGACGAGAGAGTCTCATTTGGAAGTAAAACACTTGCGTATGAACCGAGATCTGCTTGACGTCCATCAAGAGCAGTTGGACAGTTGTCCCCTGTACCTCCAGGTTGACGCATATTTGCACAGTATGACACGCCAGACTTTTGACACATGTCTTGTGAATTCTTACATATACCCCGATTTCTGATGTATGTATTCTTTGCACATTGTTGAGTTGATGCACTCTTCATACAAACAGATTCTGAAGAACACATTTCATGACGTGTAGGGTCTTGAATAATACATGCTCCGGCCTTACCAACTGGGACATTTGCAGGGCTATAATTTTTGTTGAAAAATTCACGGTCTCTCCATTCTGTATATGTGATATCAGTGTCGTCATTTGTAACTAGGCCACTTCCCTCAACCCAAGGAGATTTAGCGTGGCAAGCCGTCTCTGAAGCGTGTGAACACTGCTTTGGTCGCCCGCTGACCCCTGGATCAATTAGAATTCCACCATTGGAAATACAAATTGAATCAAATGCTCTGTCATACAATCCCCAATAATCTTCTTGAGTCATATCGGTAAGCATAACCCCTCCTATTAATTGATCAACGTCTGTGGTTGAAACTCCGTACTGCCTCGCCGCGTGTTCCAACACCTTTACAATGAAGGGATCTGGGTCATCCGCCATCAACATTTCAAACATTTTTCCTTCAACCAATACATCAAACACATCTAGTCCGTCGCTATTTATTGTATCACCCATTTCGTCAAGTGGCCCCCAATACATTGGATAAAACCCAACAGCTGTAGAAGGATCTACAACTCCGTCGTCGTTTTTAAATCCTCCTATGTAAGAGTTTTTAAGATCAGTTTCGTCTATAGATCTTTCTTTTAGTAAATCACTTGTTTGACGTTCATCTATCGCTGTCCAATTTCCTGTGTTTGATAAATCAAGGCCAAGAGAAACGCCTGCAACCGCCATATCTAGAGCCCCAAGTGGACCTATTGAAGACGCCGCCCCGGTTGCTGCACGTGCAGCAACGCGTTCTGCAGACGCCTGTGCAACTCGCTGTGCTGCTTCGTTTCCTAGTCGTTTTGCCAAAGTTTGAGTGATACGGTCCGCCGACCAACCCGCGGCCTTCAAAGCCTTGCTCCAAACCATACCAAAGCGCACTCTGGCTGCAAGACCAAGACTCGCCAACTTCTGGGCTAAAAGTTTTCTGGTGCTGCGCATAGCTGCTCTAGCACTAAACTTTGGTCTTATGGCATTTTTGAAGGATCTGAGATTCTTCAGTTGATTCTTTATAAGAGTTTTTGAAGCAGCTGCAAGTCGTTTAATTGCATTAATTATAATGTCAGATGCCATACCTATTCCAATTCCTAATAAAAGAGGTCCTAGCATACTCAACAGTTTACCAAGGTCCGTCTGACCGTCATCTGCCGGTGGTGAAGGTGATAAAGCTTGATTAGGCGCAGGACTTCGCGCTCCGTGTCCAATTGGTGCATTACTTGGCGTCCCGTCTGAAGGCTCGGGTGAACCCGTGTCTTTACCCCTATTTATAAAAAATAACGCAAGTGCTAAAAGTACTACAAAAATAGCTCCAGCTACAATCAAAAAAATAATTGCAGATCCGTCATCGTCGTTTTCAGTGAGTGAGTTTAAACTAGAATTAAACTTATTCACTGTATTGTTCAGAATGTTTTTACCATTCATCTGGTATATTTAAATATTTTTTTCATGCAGTAAAAGCTATATACAAGCCGACTAGGAAAGACAGTATCAGACAGGCTATACACGCCCATACAGTCCAATTACTAAAATCAAATCCTGTACAAAGAATTGGAATGGGTATCACGTCGCAAAAACCTCCAAGGACCGAGCTTCCCACGTCTTTGGCGGTATCAACTACAAGTTGAACGGCATCTCTTACAGTTCCACGGAATTGATTTTTAAAAGTTGAGTGACACGTCATAAAACCCCACTCAGGTGTGCCATTTCCTTTGTCAGTTAAATCAAGATCAAAATATACAGCGCTTTCATCAACGTCAGTAACAAGTGCCGTCACGTCATTTAATGTTGGAGTTGTGTATGTATTTCTGAAAGTAAAAAGGTCACCTTTGCATGGTTTGAAGGCGTCTTCTATACAAGCTATCGGTGGACTACCACACATTTGACCACCCTGTGTTGTGTATGAAAACTTATACGTTTTTTGTGTATTAGCAACCTTCTCTATGTTAGTGATCTTCACTTCCACACCATCAGTGTTTTGAAGAAAAACACCTGCGACCGCCAACCATGTTCCTACACCAACGCCCACTAAAATAGTGGTACCTAAGGTGCCTGTAACGTAAGGTCTCACTTGCTCCCATCTAGAAGTTACTTTAGCAGTTCCATCTGGCATATCGGTTGTGGGATCTTTAGGTGGTGGTGCGCCGCCTTTTGTAGATGTGACAGGAGGGGCATTAACAGCACCCGCCGAGTTAGGTACGGGTATTTTTTCTACTGTATCAACTGCGTCAGTAGTACTTTTCAACATCGCATTGGCATCCGCTCTTACCGATGCGGCCATAGCTTGTTCAGATGCTGCACCGACGCTAGAAGGGCGCAATTTTATTCTACTTCCTAATCTACTTCCAAGTTTCCCAATATCAGATATGAAAGAACTCCCCGCCTCTCTGATTGCCTTGGAGAGCCCAGACATTTATATTACAGACTATTTTTTTACTTTAAGAACTTGGGCGTGGTTTTATCACAATGGTCAAGGTTGTGTTTTGCATGCCCGGTCGCCAGTACTCGCGCGAGTTTCTCTTGGCCTGGTCGGATCTGTTGATGCAGGCTTCAAGCCGTGGCCACCAGATTATGATTTCTCAGCAGTATTCTAGCGTCGTACACTTTGCGCGCGCCAAGTGCCTCGGCGGTGACGTGCTGAAGGGTCCGGACCAGAAGCCGTTCCAGGGAGGTGTTGACTACGATGTGATGATGTGGATTGACTCGGACGTGGTCTTCAAGCCAGAGGACTTTTTTGCCCTGCTTGAGAGCCCCCACGACGTGACGGCCGGTCTGTATATGATGGAGGACCTCCAGCACTTTGCAACCGTCAAGGAGTGGGACGAGGAGTACTTCACACAGACAGGAACCTTCAAATTCCTTAATCCAGATGAAATCACGAATGCGCCACAGTACATGCCAGTGGCTTACACTGGAATGGGCTGGATGATGATTCGCAAGGGTGTCGTTGAGGATCTCAAGTACCCCTGGTTCTGGTCCGACCTGCAGCGGATCGGTGACCTCACTGAGATGAATTCCGAGGACGTGGCGTTCTGTCGTGCACTGAGCGCCGCCGGCCACCAGATCTATGTAGACACCAAGGTCCGTGTAGGCCACCAGAAGCTGATGCTTATCTAACAGGAGATGGACTATGAGTTTGACATGGATTTACAAATATAACACGTGATACATCCTCTGGTGGATTCTGGAAATCATTTGGTACGCATGCCATGTAATTTGTAGAGCCCGCCCATGACTTGAGGCCACTTGGACAAGGTGAATTCAATGGTACCGTTATAGCGCCATGTGCGTCAAACCAATTTACTACGTCATTAAAAATTGATGTATCACAATTTGCATTTCCACCTGAAAAAAAGTCGTATAATTTACGCTTGTTTTCAGTAATTGAAGCTGGTGGTGTTTTTTGTTTATTAAAAACTCCTCCCAAATACAAACCTAGTAAAATAATACCCCCAACAGATATAACCAGGAGTAAAATAATAATAACAGCAACGGTGCCGTCCATTTATAACTTAAAATCAGATTTTAATTCATCAATTGAAGTATAGTACCTTGCGAGGTCCTTTTTGAACCGCGCATCCTGCTTGGCCCCCGTCTTGACCATCCAAGCAAGATTCGCCTTTGAATACTTGGTCCGCGTTTGATTCTCCGTAGGCTTCCGCGGCTTCTGAACCTTTTTCTCTTTTACGTTCTCTTCCGGGCGCTTATCTATGAAAGACAGTGCCTGCATCACCGTATCAGCGAGGTCATCCTTCTTTTTGTGAGCGTCAAAAAAGCTGATCCAGTTTGAGTTACCAGTCTCAATAAACTTGCGGGCGCGTTCTATAGACGCCTTCTTGCGCTGCGCGTACCGAGCCTTGCCGGCGCCCGCGACGTCAGGGATCTTGTGGCGCGCGTCCCATATCACAACGTCCTTGTCCTTGATGAGGAAATAAGTGTGTAGCAAATTCTCAATAGCTTTCATACCCCTGTTTCGGTCGGGCTGCTTTTCAATAACGACGGTACGGGCCTCAAGCACCCACGGCTTTTCGTTCAGGTGGCGAATCATACATGGAAAAATACCATCAGCATGCTTAGGCGGGATACCGGACACGTCCCATTGGTGGATCTTGCGACTTGTCGGATCTATAAGACACAAAGCAAGGTTCTTAATTCCACAGTCAATTGACAGGATCATATATTATTAAAGAAATTCAGGTTTTTAAATGGAGATGATTTGCGCTGAAAAAAAGCGAATCACTGAGGAAAGACATGCGCTTCGTACAGCTCCAAAGGCCGAACCGAAGCCGCTTCCAACAGAGCCCGAGCCTCAAGATCTAGACGGGCTCATCTGTTGGTGGTGTGTGCACGCACTTCCTCAGAAACCATGCATCCACTTGCCTATCAAATATGATGACAAGCGCAAGACGTTTCAGACCATCGGCAACTTTTGCTCATGGCAGTGTGCCAAGGCGTACGCCATTGATATGCGGTCTGCACGTTCGGGTGAGATACAGTCTATTTTGGCTCTTATGAGGCTTCAAGCTCTCGGTAAGCACGTTTCTCTATGGGCAGCACCGAAGCGCGAAGTTTTAAAGTGCTTCGGTGGAACCATGACTATAGAGGAGTTTAGAACCTTTGGAGGTGCTGTTGAGCCCCCTCAGGTTTACTATCCTTTTGAAAAGCGCTACGTTCCTATAGTTGGTGGTGAAACTCGCGGAGGTGGTGGGAACGTCTTGCACGCTCCTTCAGGTGGCACTGAAAGACTCAAGGCTATTGAGAATTCTTCAACAGAAACAGACACCCTACGTCTTAAGAGGAACAAGCCTCTCGTACGGGCAACATCCAAACTTGAAAATGCTCTTGGAATTAAGCGGAAGGAGAAGGCGACGCCGGCGTGATGGTGATTGGTGTTGGCGAAAGGGTCATAGATGACACTGAAGCGGGTGAAAGTGCCACGGATGGGGCTGGAGTGGGCTGGTACAGTGGCACCATGGCTGGAGCCGGTGTAGGAACTGGAATTGGCACCGCAACCGGTGTGGCTACGTGAACATATTCAGGTGCCAGAATTTTCTGAGTTTCGTTTGTCAGTAGTGGCGCTTGCGACTGCTCCATTATCGCCACCTGGGGTTGCTGAGTCGGCGCAGCGTCCATAACACTTGGTCCAGGCATAGGGGACGCCAGTCCTACACCAACGAGAGCCAAATTGCTGTTGTCCTGTTCAAGTGGCCAAGGACTGAGTTTGTAGTACGACTTCATCGGTGGCTTAAAAAAAGATAGAATTGACCAAGCAATTACAACACCAAGTGCCACTGATGCGGTAGACTGTGCAAAGCCCATTACTGTCTACAAAGATTAATTTAACGGTCGGAAATTCATGTGCCTTATTTGCTTATTCGTCGGTCTAGATTTTGGCACACACGGATCGGTACTTCTAACCCACGTTGTGCCTATATGCGCTCTCCACTGAATAGACAATCTATCAAGAGCCTTGCGACACACGACACATGGTATAGAAGTGCCCATAGTTCCGTCCCCACGGTCTCGCCGCACAATAAAATCCCCGTACTTTCTGTGAATCCAGTGGGCTAAACAGGAAGGGTGGACCCCCTGTCGCCCAGCCTCAAGAACTAGAGCCTTGATGAGATTTCTCTCAGCGCACCTTTGGCAGTTATTAAACTTTGGTTCCCGGCCGTGTGCCGCACACACGATCATTGGATACATGATCAAAATACGCCTTTGTCTTTTAAATGCGTTAGATCAAAAAAACGTGTTGTGTACCGGCAAGATGTTCAGGATGAAAATGTAGGTTACCCACAAAATGAACCACGCTCTCCGCGAGTACGCCCGCGGCAAGCTTGCCACCGCCCTCGGCGCCGGCGCCATCGGACGCAACGCTGAGATCAGCATCCTCAACTGGGCAGTCAAGACCACCAAGGGGCTTGGGCACGAGGCCTCTTGGGAAAGCCTGGAGTTCCGGAGGCGCTACAAGCTCAAGCTGCTATGGCTCCTTAAAGAGATGGAGCGGGAGACCAAGGTCTTCACGACCCTTGGCGTTGAGGGCGACCGCGTGACCTTTCAGTACACGGTCCTCCCGCAGCTCGTGGGCCGCCTCAGGAGAAAGGAACTTGACGTCAAGAACATCGCCAACTACTCCGCAGACGTGCTGTGGCCCGCAGGACCGTACTCACAGACCATGTTCAAGCTGCGCGAAAAGGACATGGCGATGGAGGCGGCCAAGGCCAAGGAGGAGGACTACGAGGGCCTCTTCAAGTGCGGCAAGTGCAAGAGCACCAAGACGACCTACTACCAGATGCAGACGCGTTCAGCCGATGAGCCTATGGTGCGTTTCGTTATTGCTTTGTTACTTGCGACCTTTTACTGACGCGCCTGTTCTACAGACCACTTACGTCACCTGCAAGGGATGCGGACACAAGTGGAAGTGTTGATCTCCAGATGCTGCTCACCTTTTTCCGACGTTCGGGGTGATCAATATAACCCTGTTTTAATGTCTCAGCCAATTTATGCCTTCGTTCAGGTGTCCATTGTCTGCGTCTCTTTTCAATCATAACGTCCCGTTTGTTTTCCCACATTTCTTTGGATATTTTAGATAATAATTGCTTTGTTTCATCAGAATGTCTCCCACCTGATCCACCTTTGGTTAAATTATAACCATTAGGGTGTAGAGTATTCAATTCTTCTATTAGTTGTATTTCTTTAGCATCCAATTCTTCTTGAGTACAATTTATGCCCTCCCATATAGCTTCCATAGAGAAACAGTCTTTTCCGTATTTTTTTATAGAATTTTTAAGTTTAGGACTGACTGAAGTTCCACTGTTCCCACAATGTTCCCGAAACCTTTCAACCATATCACGCGTAGTTTGACCAATATACTTTTTACCATTTTCAAGATTCTCAATACAATATACGACCCCCTTCATTCTGCACTAACCTATAACAACATTTTAATTTTTATATAAACTAATAGTACCAAATGCCTCGCGGTCGTCACCCCATCCCCAAGGCCCCTACTAAGTTTATGAATAAGAAGCACCGTGTCATCATGATGACTGCCGAGGGCAAGTACATCGTGAAGACCGACAAGGGCATGGCCTACAACCCCAAGGCTGCCTACGTCAAGAGCCCAGGTGGCACTGTCCGCACCCTGGCCAACTCCGGTGCCCGTGTGCCAACCGCCATCCGCCCCAAGGCCATCCGCAAGCGCCGCTCCAACTACGGCAAGGCGCGTCCCCACGTCCAGGGCATGGGTCTGGCCCGTCTGTACCGTACGCCCAAGACCCGCGGCCGTCCTCGCAAGGTGCGCGCATCTCCAGCATGGAACCTGCCCAACCCATACCTGCGCAAGGTGCGCTCCAACAAGGGCAAGAAGCGCGGCCCACGTGGTCTGGCACTCCTGGCCCGGACCATCGCCAAGCTGTAAATTTTCTCGGCTAATAGTACAAAAAATGGTCGGTCCAGTGAAGCGTGCGTACCGCACTCGCCTTCACCGCAAGGGACGCAAGGTGGCCCAGGCCCCGGCCTCTCCCAAGCCCACTAGCTTCATGAATGTGAAGCACCGTGTCATCTACAAGACCTCTCAGGGCAAGTACATTGTCCGGACCGAGAAGGGTATCAAGTACGCGCCAAAGGCCAAGTACTACAAGAACCCAGCTGGCTCCACCGTACACGTCAAGTACGTTCATGGTAACGTGGACATCCCCAGCCCAATCCGCCCCAAGCTGGTGCGTAAGGTTCGCAAGAACTACGGCGAGGCCCGTGCTCCATACAAGCCTCGTGCGCGCGGTGTGCGTGTCCTGCCAGTCAAGCGCGCTGGTTACATCGGTGAGATGTTTGAGGGCTACGCCCCCAAGCGCCCAGTCGGCCGCCCACGCAAGCACAAGGTTAGCCCAGGTGGCAACATGGGCCTCGCCGCCCTGTTCGGCGAGAAGGCGCCCCGCAAGAAGCGCAGCAACTTCGGCAAGAAGCGCGGCCCACGCGTGGGCAAGAAGACCCTGGCCGCCAACCCATTCGCTGCCCTTGCGTAAATTCTCAGATAAAAACATTTGACAGAAGACATAATAGATGAGCTCACACACTGGAACTCTAGTCCGTGTGTGGACAGACGTCGGTTCTCGCAAGCCAGTTGCCCTCCTTGCGAAAATCGTTGATGAAAATGGAGTAATTTTTACAATTAGGTACCTGTCGGAATGCAGTGACAAAGTATGGCGCTACGAAGAAGATACATATGAAATTGATAACGACTCAATTGCTGAGTACTTGAACACCAGTGATGAGCTAGATGCAGGATTTAAAACTTATGAGGATGGTTTTGTAAAAACAGAGTCCGACGACGACTACTTGCCCTCAGACGAGGATGAAGAGTCAGACGATGATTCTCTGTCAAGTGATTTTGAAGAGGAGGACGAGGATGACGTGTTTGAAGAGGAGGATGAAGATGACGAGGAAGATGTGGAGTCAGAGCCAGAAGAGGAATAAAATACCAGTAAATAATAAATGGATAAGCAGACTCTTATTTTATTAGCCCTTGCCCTCGTTGCTCTGTGGCTCATGATGAATCGTCAGTCGGAGGGGTGCTGCGGCCTGCCTATTATGGCTTAAAAACTTAAAAAGTCTTTCTATAAATGTCTATTACTTCAAAGTTTGTAAAGACATTTGACGCGTCCAGTGAGACACACGTCAAATGGCTAGCTCATATGTGTGACATTGCGGAGGGTCTGAGCCCGGACAAGCCCACTATGCTTATGGACGAGATCAACCTTAATCCACTCAAGATTAAGGTGAGTGGTACAGAAGCCCTTGACTGGCCACACATTCACTTCTGCTTGTGTGCAGTTTATGCCAAGGCTGTTCTACGTAACACTGCCTGGCTTCCACCACGTTCAGTCTAGCAGATCATTGAAATCAGAATTTAGGTCATGAATTTCAGCCAGACGCCCGCGGTAAAAGTCCCAGTCAGCCTCAAACCTGTAAGCCTCGCCTGCAAACGTGTAACCACCCTGGGCCTTCTTCTTGATAATATCGTCTACAGAAATCATATCCAAAAAGTTTTTCGTACAAGTCAACTTGAGTTCATCAAAGTCCCACTGCTGAATATACATATGGTACAGAATATCAGGGTTCAGATCCTTTGCAGATGGCAGGATTAAGGTACCAACCTCGTATGTCACTGGCCACTCACGTTGGTGAATGAAATAAGTCTCAAGCATTTTTCCTACAAAAATAGCATCGTCCCAATCTCTAAACCCCACAATAGACGTCCGAGTATGTTCGCTCAGGCGCAACGTGAAAGCGTCATTCTTTGTGGTGTGTAGAGTATAGTACTTTTGACTTTTCTGCCTCGTCTGAAGCGATGGACGCGGCTTAACAGGTGGTGGGAGGGTAATTGACGCCACACAATTCATCTTACTTACATTGAGCACAGAGTCTTTAAAAAACGTGTCATGTCCTAGTCAAACTTCTGAGCTACTATCAAGAGACCACCTCAAAATGGCTTGCACCACCGAGTGCTCAGTTTGCTACGGCGAGTCCGGTCCCTTCCAGAAGCTGTGCTGCGGGCACGTCTTTTGCACGGGGTGTATTAAAAACTGGTACCTCAAGGGCGCCGCAGGGTCCTCGTGCCCTATGTGCAGGGCCCCTGTGTACTTCAAGGGGTTTCACGCGGTCAGGGACCGGTGGAACGAGGACGCGTGGGATGCCAAGTGCGCGGAGGTCTTTAGCGACGCGCTGGATGAGCGCTTCGCTGAAGCCCAAGAGTTTGCAGAGACTTTCCCGGCCAGGTGGCGGTCACGGATATTCAAGGAGGTGCTCAACGACTTTGTGGAGGTTGAGAAGACCTACCGCTTCCTCAGGAATGAGGGCTTGAGCCCCGAGGATATGGATGAGGTGTTCTATTGGGGCGACTACTACTCGGACCGGCACATGAACAAGTACTGGTACCTGGACGAGCCGCCCAAGGAGTTTGCGTCGCGCTACGCCGTCACGGAGAAGAGCAGCGCCAAGGGCTTCAAGCGACCAAGGGCCCTTGAAGACCCCTGGGCCACAGTGACCCTCTATATTGAAGTTTAATCGCTAAACTGCTCTGCTATACCCTCAAACAGCCCCCCCGCATTGAGTCCCAGTCCAAACACCACTCCCAGTATCATTAGGATAAACCCAAGTACCAACAGCGCCATGTTACGCTGCGCTTTTGGTTTTTGGTTCTCGCGCGTCACCAGGATAAAGCCTGGAATACCGAACGCCAGACCGAGGAGCAGAGCACCCGAGATGGCGCCCAGTGCTCCGCCCGTACCAGCCATGCTCTCTAGAAAGATGCTCTTGTACTTGCCCATTTAATTTTAGTCCACATTTAATTTAGTTCCGGTGCGCACCAATTTACTTCCAAAAAAGACGAGGGTGAAGGGCACCAAGACAAACACCAAGAGACGCGCCACCTCCGGCTCTAGACCTAAATTTGAGCGGGCTCTGTGATAAAGAGCGCCGTCAGGCGTCTGGACCTGAACGTTTCCTGACCCGGACTCGTCTATCCACTCTGATTGATAATTGAAAATCATGTTAAACGCCGCTAACACCATCACGGCCCCTAGAGCCTGTGTCTTGTGTTCTAGCTTCAGGGTAGGGTCTGCAAAGTCAAGTAGTAATATTGCTCCCAAAATAGCCGCCCACTTTATCGCAAGACCCTGTTCTGGACCGAAACTATGGAGCCACTTGAGCCACGCCTTGCTCGTGAACACAAAACCCACAAAAGCAAAAGCAAGTGCTAGTCTCAAATGAAACATCCTGAAATTAGCAGATAAAAAAGGCTGACGTATACTTATTACAATGGAGGCGATTGAGGCTGTACTGGAGCTGGCAAAGGAGCGCGACGAGCTCGCTAACGAGATTGAGACTTATGAGGACTGGTTTGAGACCATCGTGGGTAAGCACGTCACCCTGAGCGTCAAGCACAAGAAGACGACTCGCTTTGTTGAGTGTGTCGTCTCGGAGTTTATTCAGGGTGAGGGCTGGGAGCTAACCAGCGAGGAGGATGGTGATGACGCCGTCTATATGATCACCTTTGAGGACCTGTTCAGCGGCAAGGTTGTGTTCAACAGCTAAACTTTTCATATATTTCGTTACAAAATTGCTCAAGTCCGGGGACGATCACATTCGTCCATAGCTCTTCGTCACGTGTAATATCATGACTCAAAACCTGGTTGTTGTACTGCTCTACCAACCGAGCATGTACAAGACCCAGCATCTGCAGATACACCTGGACCTGAATCATCTCGTACTCAACCACCCGACGAAACAGTCGGTTTGTACGATTCTTAATTTCTACCAAAATTCGTGAACCGTCTTCCTTCTCCTCTATCCGGTCAATCTTTCCTGTGACCACAAACTTTGTCTCACCGATAGTACACACCTCATAGTTATAAAAGGCGTTGTCCCTCACAAGCTTCTGGTTCTGTTCGGTGGCCACCTTATCGGACGTCTTATCCTCCGATCTGGTCCCATGGGTTGTATAGACCTTTGACCGAAGGTGCTCAATAACCTCAGCCTTTTGTTCATTGCTCAATTTTGGATCAAAATTGATCTTGTCACGAGCCTCACTGAAGATACTCTGAACTTGGGAAGAGTTGGTAGCGTTGATAGATAGGGCAGACTTGAGCACCTCTTGGGCTGCGTCTGACGCTGACAGCGCCTCCTCAGCCTTGTCCTTCTTGGTCTTGCCCGTAAAAGTCTCGGGGCTATATTTCTTCCAAAGCTCGTTGAGAACCTCTTGCCGAGGCTTGTACTGATTTTTACCCAAAATTGCCGCAACTTCACTGGCTTTGAGGACGACACGAGTTGGTGCCATTTGTCATATAAAAAACTTGATCTCTAACTAAGTAAATGTTGACACTGGCCGTCGCAAAACCCCAATTTTTTGTTCACGCTGGGCACAAGAGCCGAATTCCAAAGCGCAAGCTTCGTGTGAAGGATGTTCAGCAGGCTATCAATCACGCGGAATTGATTTGCTTCAACTTTGAGGACACTCCGGCGTGTCGTGTGGCGTGGGACCATGTTGAGGAGATGTCAAGGGCACTTGCTCGTCAACAGGAAAAGGAGCTGCTTAAGAAGGCTCTAGATGAGATGTGCCTAGAGGACCCAGCCGCTTGCAAGGAGTATGATATCTAAGAGTAATATGGATACATTATCAGTGTCAGACCTCCGATCAGACCCACTAAAGATATTACAGTGCGTAAAACTTTACTATTTCGTGACTGGTAAATAACTGGTACAGGGACTATGACGTGTTGAGGCTGGACCGCGTGTACCGGAACAGGAAGGTCTGCACGGCACATAGGGCACTTTACTGTATAGCACTGAACGTGTACCATTTTCTTACAGCACCCCATATGAACAACTGTACCTGAAAGGGGTTCCAAACACACAGGGCACTCCTCCATACTATGATCCCCCAACAAAAAAGGTGATGTCCGGCACAGGTCCACCAATTTTGTTTCTAAATTCAGAATAATGGAAGGGCGTGAACAGAAACGCCAGTCCGCCAAAAAGCATCGCGAGTACTCTGTATATACCCAAAAGGCTGTTAGGGCCAAGGAAGCCCTACTGGCCAAACAAAAAAACGTGTCGTGCGAGGGTCAGGCTTCCAAGAAGTAAGGCCTAGTCACCCACAAATGGCTCCCCTCGCAACCCCAGGCCTCCAGTTCTACATTGACTGCATTGACCTCACGCGTCCCGAGGGTCTCCCGCGGCGCAACGAGCTCTATGTGGTGTGTCAAGACGGGTCTATCCAGGTTGCCCACAGTCCAGGCACCACTGTAAAGTGGAAGCTTATTGAGACAACCGATGACGAGTGGTACTGCCTACTGCCACTCGCCGCCGACCCGGTGCGCGTGGCCGTTCCCTGTGTGGTCCGCTACCATAGTCGCGTGACGGACCCCCCACCTGGCCACGGGTCCCCCACACACGCCGAGGTCACCGAGCAGAAGGACGAGGACTCCGAGGTCACCTCGCAGCTCAAGAAGATTGCGACTATTGACCCGCTCCTGGCACAGTGCGCGGTGATGCTCAACGACCCGGTGCAGACCGCAGCTATGGCCAAGTTCGCTGAGGGTAAGATGAGCTACTTTGAGATGCGCAGCCTGTGCGGGTAAATTTTGCTCCAAACTTGTAATGAACGCTCCTTCTTGCGAAACGTGCCGCTTCTTCGTCCCAGGTCGGTGGGTCCGCACAGGAACTTGCTCCCGTTTTGTAGCGTATAGGGGTCGTGGAAAATTAGTGTACGAGTGGGCAGATAGCGTACGCTTTAACGAGAACAAATGTGGTTCAGAAGGTCGGCTCTACATTTCTAAAGAAAAAAACGAGTCGCGTGAGCGCTTAGAAATTCTCAGGAACTTGTTTAATGACGACGAATAAAAGCTAGAGACATATCAGGTGTATGGACAGACGCACGTGCGTGACTCTCAGAGTCACAGTCCGTCGTGTCGTACGGCACCCGTTAACCAGGAGGACCATACGTTCAGGAGCCTTGCTCCGTAAGCACGTGGTGAGAGGCGCGACCTTGGGCCTCTTACCAAGCACTGTAAATGATATCGTTGTCCATCACGCTCCACTGAATTTAGGAGAAATATTGCACGTGACCCAAGACACTGTAACTATCGCCGGACTAAACGCCGTTATGGCTCTGGCGACGACTCTCGCGAAACTTTGAACTTGACGTTACGCGGAGGGTAAATGACGTTGAAAGCGACCCGTAGTTTTCCACCCGGTACAAAGCCCTTACCGGGAATGATATAGTCCTCACGAGGATCTATGATACCCCAGTCTGCCGTGTCAATTTCTATTGGCCCGTCAAAGTGAGGGACGCTAATTTTCTTCCCGTTCACGCTATCAACGAATGGTATTTTTGTAGTCCACACAAGGTCGTTACCTTGACGCATAAGCTCTGGATGGTCCTCAATTTTGATATGAAATAGGATGTCTCCAGGGTTTTCACCAGGGTTTCTAGGTTGCTCACCAAGCCCATGACCGGTCATGACAGCTCCATGCTCCACCCCTGATGGTATTTTTAATTCTAAATTGAGGTTCTCATATTTCTTCCCGTGTCTACAGTCCCCGCACCCGTGTGACCCACCTCCCTCCCCTTGACAAGCCCCGCAAGGTTGGTTAAAAACCACAGGTCCCATTTGTCTCTGTATTTGTCCACGTCCCTGACACTGCTGGCACTTCTTGCGACAATTGAAGCACGTCTTTTCAAGAGTTATGCGTAGGTTACGAGAGGCCCCGCGATACGCCTCCGCCAGACTGATTTTGATTTCATGGTTAAAATCGGCACGTTTGACCGGGCCACGCTGTTGAGCAAAGCCTCCAAACATCTGGGCAAACATGTCCCCCGGGAAGCCTCCTGGAAAGCCCCCCTGTTGCGGTCCTTCCGGGTTTCCGAACTGATCAAAGTTTTGACGCTTTTGGGGATCACTGAGGACTTCGTAAGCCTCCTGGACCTTTTTGAACTTCTCCGCGTCACCGCCTTTGTCAGGGTGGTGCTCACGGGCAAGTTTGCGATAGGCCTTCTTAATGTCCGCCTCTGAGGCGTCTTTAGTCAGACCTAGGACGTCATACATCCTCTCTAATTTTATTTACAAATTACTCCTTTACTTACGAGCGCGTTTCTTGGCCAAGTGTTTGCGCACGGCCGACTGGATCTTTCTGGCAGCCGCCGACTTGGTTGGGGTCTTGCTCTTGGCCTTGACTTTAACACGACGCACATTTCGTGGATAAATAGGGTTACGGGTCACGGGGTTGCGTGCGCCTGGGATGGGCACCTTGGGGTTCATCATAAGCAGGTCGTAATCACTCTTGAAACGAGCTATGATTTTCTTGAAGGTGGCCTTTGTGTAGTAGTTGGTGCGACCTGTGAACCTGTTCTTGATCTCGTAGATCGTCACACCCTTTGGAAACTCAAGAGTCACTGGGTTGACGTAATTTGCATCCAAAATTACTTTTGGAATCTTGGGTAGGGCCCCAATTTCGTTCTTAAGGACTGAAACTTTCTTGGCGAAACGCGCCTGACGTTTCGCCTCTATAGCGAGTCTAGCCGCCACTACAGACGCTGGCAGCACCATATAATTTAACCATTTATCTTTTTTTTGGCTGTTTTTATAGATTTCAAGGCAGCTGGATTTTCCGCCGGATTTTTCGCGCGTTCAGCAATGCGTGTATTGAATGCGGTTTTTATATTATTACGGTACATAAAATGGTCTTTTATAAATTTGGAATAAGCCTTGCTAAAAATAGCTGAATTTATAATTGCGTTAATAGATTCATTTGAAAGATTTGGTACTTTGGCAACCTGAGCATTATAGGCAGCCTGTGCCTCTGTTAATCTGGCTTGAGCCGTGTTAACAACACTTCGTTTGTAATCACGGTAAGCATCTGACCCCTCCTTTTTCTTTTTCAATTCTATCTGGGCACGTTCAAACGCAGTACGCGCCATACGAAGATTCGGGGGCTCCCCTGCCGCCTTTGATGCGGCTCTCAAAGCAGCTTCTGCTGCCGCCGCTTCTGCTGCTGCCGCCTCCTTGGCCGCAGTTCTCAAGTTCTGATTTCTCTTGTACAACATTGCCTCATAGTTGCGTTCTAAACGACCAACGTTAGACGCGCCCGAGTAATATGATTGGGTATTGTTTCCACGTGGTCCTCCAAACGCTTGCATGGCCTTTTTCAAACCAGGCCGAGATATAAGGGCTCTTGTTGCAAATTGATTGTACTTATTAAGCCATTCCGCTTCCCAACGTTTTCTGTTTTCTAAAGTGGCGCGATTATTCTTCCAAGCGTTACGTGGTCCCCTCAAATACACAGGCTTGAATCTTTTTGCCAAAGCTTGGTTGCTGAGCTTTACAGTTGCGAGTCCGGTTGTCAAGTTAACTGGTGTTGAGTTGTTCATTTTAATATTGAGGCTAGGGTTACTGTTCAGTCTTTCAATTTCCTGAAAGTATTCAATCATCTTCTTTCTGAACTTGGCGTCTACCGCCGTCATGGCCTCGGCGAATCGGTACGCGTCTATACGAAATATGGCACAGAACTTGTCCAAATTTACAGGAACGACATTAATTATTTTTTTAGTTGTACTAATTCCATTGGCTCCTTTTACTAGTATACCTGTGCGCTCTTCTCTAGCCTGATTACTGATAATAGTGTTTTGAAGAGTACTGGCACCTGCCGCAAGGAATACAGCCTCAAGTGTGATATTTTGTACAGGAATTTTACTCCATGGATGAGCCTGTGCATTTGCCTCATGCAGTTCCAGCCACATGTAGTAAATTGCAAACATGATGAAACGGAGTTGAGCCACCTCTTTGCCATGAGCCTGTGCACTCTCGCCCGCACCAACCTTATCTTCACCGATGGTGAAAATTATACGAGTACGGCTATAGTTATTAGAATTTCCCCGAGGCCAATTCATTATGGTGATTTTTGTAATATCAGCCTCCGCTGCAGTCGCTCCCTTGGTGCCCGCACCTATCAGAAAATTAGGACCGTTTGTTATAGACTCTTTTGTTCTGCCTAGAATAGTCGCGGCTTTTTCAATAACAGCCGCTTTCTGAACTTTGAAACCATTAATTAACCATTCACCATTTCCATGACAAACCTGAGTGAAAGCGGGGTGATAGAAACTAGATATAGCGCCCCCTACAACAGTGTTTGTGTTCCTTCTATTAACGTTTGGTGATATGTTTCTAGATATATTGTTTGAAAGACCTTCTATACCCCAGTGACCATCCATTAGTTTTCTGATTTCGTCAACGGGTAGATGAGAAGCGTTTGTGGACCATACTTCACGCTGAATAGTGGGTATGGCAGATACGCCTGGGATGAAAGGCGCGTCTTCTAGGCCGCCACCACGCCCTGTTGTGGTGTATTTGACGCCCATAATCTGGGCGAGAGCCATAAGTACCATCTTTTTCGTGGGTCTTTTGTTAGACAAGTTTACATTGGCTCTATTAGCCGCAGCTGAAAGCTTGACGCGCTCGGCCCATATACGACTCGTCAAGTAGGGTGCGACATTTGCTTTAATTTTGGAATACGGCACCTGACCGGTTTCCTTGTTAAACACGGTTTTATTTTTGTTCTGATTTGCGTTATTATTCGCCATCCTACTTCAAACTTAGATAAAAAAACGGACCGTTCCATAAATAACATGGCTCCATCCAAGTCCCTGCAGAAGGCTATTGACCGCGTGGCGACCCTGAAGGCTGACTTGAAGGAGGCGAACTCTGAGCTCAAGGATGAGGTTGAGTCCACCCCAATGTACAAGGCGTTTCTGGACGCCATCAAGGTGACGGAGCGCGAGGTGCCAGACAAGGTGGCGGCTGCCAACGCCTTCAAGCTGACTCTTGCTATGCTGACCAAGAAGGAGGAGGAGGCACAGGAGTAATTCTAATTCTAAAATAAAATTGGGGAGGGGGTGAAAAAAACAAGTCATGTGCAGGGTAGGTACACCCTGTACACGAGTTGGTCACACCTACATACAATGGAGGTTCTGCGCTACAAGCTTGACGCCGAGGGTGGTGAGGACCGTGCGCGGGCCACCAACCTCTTCTGGGACTTTGATGATGACCTAGACACACTAGAGAACCTCTTCAAGAACGAAACCAAGTCTGTAAAGACTGCGGTGTTCGGGATGTGGCCGCTCTACTACCCCGGGGCGGACTTCCTAGAGACGATGCTCGGGCTCGGTGCCGACCCCAACTACTCAGACGCGGACGACTGGTCACTGCTGGACCTCGTTCTGAACCAGGGCAACGACGAGGCCCTCAAGATCCTGCTGCGCTACAAGCCCGCGATGAGGGTCGTAAGGAGCGTCGCCGAGGACGTGGCGAAGAAGGGCAGCGCGCTTGCGAAGGAGACGCTGGCAAAGTGCGAGATTGTGAAGGGCGTCTACGACGACTGAAAAAACGTGCGCTGCGCTGGCCAGTGTAATAGAGACAGCAGTCTCTCTCAACCTAGAGTCAAATGTCGCCCAACACTAACGTCCTCTTCAACGATGACGGCATCCTGTGCGCCTACCCCGGTGAACACGATGGCGAGGAGCCGTGCTTCGTGTGGACCTATTCGGTCTTTGAGAACTTCATCCAAGAGGCTATCACGCCCTCCATGTACTTTGCTATGGCGGGTTTCGTGCGCAACAACCTCTCCAAAGAGGAGCTCTATGAGCTGCAGGCCGGTGAGTACGCGCCGGGCAACCTAGAGGCGTCAGCTATTGACGCGTACTTTGACGAGCCGCTCAACGACCGTATTGAGATGCACGAGCAGACGCTCGTGAACCTCCGGGCGGCTCAGCGGTTGGCGGAGGCCCGGGAGTCCGCAGCCATTGACGCGATGCTTGAGGAGAACAAGCCGTTTGACAGCACGAGCCCAATCAACCAGGAGTACTGCGAGTTCATGCGCGGCATCATCGCGAAGAGCCGCAAGGAGTTCCTGCGCCTTGACCGTGAGATCCACGAGGAGGAGCAGTGGCGCGGGGGTCACGAGGAGGGCGAGTCCGACCTGGATACTGATCCGCAGTATGACCACATGGAGGAGTTTTAATTTTGTTTACAAATTGTAATGAAGCCAGAACTTAACGTGGCCCGTCTATTTAACGTCCCTCCCCGAAACTGGCCCGTCGTCAATCGTGGTAACGCTATCAACCGCGTTCAAAAGATCCTCAAGCCCAACCACGTTACAGGTATCCCCAGCCACTGGCCCAAGATTTACTACGGACAGACTCGTGCAAATTTGAACCTAAATAGGACGTACAGAAACAAAGACACTGCGACCCTCCCCGACGGAGTGTACCTTTATCTGATAGAATACAGTCCCTCGGAAAACAGGTACTACAAAAGCTTCGTGCGGGTCCACAACCTCCTAGAGGCTGGTTCTCGCCACTTTCAATTACCAACCAGAAATCAGGGTCGTGTAATTGTGGCAGCAGGCGAGCTGTCCAAGGAGGGCCGGGTCATCAAGTTCAACCTGGAGAGTGGCACGTACACCAAGAACCTCATGAAGATAACAGGCAACTACGTTACCGAACGCAACTATGTAGCCTTGGTCAAAAACGCTCTAAGGAACTCAATTCCTAACAAAAATTATGTGACCAACATTTTGATTCCAAAAATACCAGCCAGTCTTCAGAACCTGGTGGAGCGTGGAAACCTCAGCTTCTATTTTGGGACCCCTACAAACAAGACAAAGGAACGCATACTGGCCAACTTAAAGAAGGCTGGTCTCACCACAAACAGTGCCACCAATTTGATTCGTAAATTGATAGCTGAGGGCCCTAAAAATTCCAGTCCTGCCAAGGCCACGTCCGCAAGCCCTAAGAGAAAGGCAACTCAAAATGCCCAACTCCCCGCGGGCCCCCCGCAAGGCCTCCGGCGGAGTGGACGTACAGCTGGAAGAGTTTGAGACTGACCTTATGACGGCCCTTGAGGTCCAACTCGTTATGCATACAAACATGCAGTACTGGAGGGAAACCGACCATCTATCCCGAGAGGATACCGAAACCAATGAACGCATCATAGAAGATTGTTTCGTGGACCTCCTTCACAGGTACCGCGATGTCAAGCCCATAGTTGAGCTTTTGGAATATTGTCTAATTTTGATCCAAAATGTGACTTGGGCAGCCATGAACGTCCCGTGTCCAGAGGTCCCTGTCCATCATATTGAGCGTGTGGTTGAGAATGTTATGGAGGTTTACAACCGTGTTATCTACGCACCCCTTCGTACCGAGATGATCATGGCTAATCACAACGCACAGGTTCTGCAGCGCACGTGGCGCCGGTGCATCACGGACCCGAACCATCCTGCGTGTCGCCGCCGACTTGAGTACGAGTTCAGTAACGCTCTTAGAGACATGGAGAGCTTGTAAAAGTAATGTACTGGCTGCTCTTCAAGATCATTCTGATGACCTTCATGCCCCTGCCAATTCACCCGAAGCTCAACCGTCCAGATCCCAAGAAGAACTTTTGGACCTTCACTTGTGATGAGTTCAAGTCGCCGTATCAGCTTGCGCGTATGTTTTACGTAGACGCGCGGAAAACAGAGTGATTAATTTTAAAACAAAATTCAAATGATCCGCCGTCCCATAACTCCCAAAGTCGCCCCACTGCGTATATCAGTCCCTCCACCGCGTCCACGTGTACAACCCAAAGCGTCACTACAGGAAGGTATACAACTCACGGGGGAATATCTAGGACTAGTTGTACTGTTCGCTTCTAGCATGAATTGGTGGTACTATAGAAAAATCAGAAAGGACAACGAGCGGAAGCCTTAAAAAAACGTGTGCTGTACAGGTCAAGGGTATGAGAAGGAGGGAGTCTATACGTCCAAAAGACATGGCTCGCATCTTCCGTGTTCAGTATGCCCCCAACCAGGAGATGGCGCTGACCAACATGGTCTATATGAACCCTAGTGACGCCACAAGCGCCTACGTCTCTATTGGAAAGTTTGTGTACCGCTGCGCACCGCACGCAGATGTGCGGCCGGGCAACATCGCACTGAACGGCTATCAGCGCCGCTCCGCGATGAAGATGGTCAACGACGACGTCACCGTCTCCGAGTTCCTCGTGCCTATGCGCGACTTTGAGATCGGCACGTTGACCCTGCAGGCCGAGTGGCTCGTCAAGTCGCCTGCGCCGCCGCCTGACCTCGTGGAGCTTGCGAACCGGTTCCGTACCGAGTACGACGGCCACGTGATCTCAAAGGACCAGCTCTTCGTGATGTACTTTGAGGACAACGTGTACCTGAAGGTCAAGAGCGACGTGCGGGGTCTTCTGACTATGAAGACCAACGTGGGGATTAACTGGGTTGTTTAAAGCAGTGACGCGTAGCTTGTGTAATGGAGCGTGATTGCAACCAAGAAATTATTCGTCTTATTGAGTCCCGGATGGAAAAGGGTCGCAAGCAGTACGGTCACGGTCTCCTGCAAAACGCAGGCTACGACTGGCTCCAAGAGGCGCTTGAGGAGGCCCTAGATCTGTCCATTTACTTGTCTGCTAAGCTTATTGAAATTCGCGCAGCCACAGCTAAAGAGGAGGACCCTTCTAAAAGTAAATGAACGCCAACCGGGTCCGTGAATACTTGCGCGACTTTCACGAAGAGTTCAACCACTCCACGGGCGCCTCCCGTCACTCCCTAGCTTCCGCGGCCGATTTTTACAACGAGTGGGGCCTTTTTATTTCACTGGTTACAGGGATGTCTGTAGGAATAGTCCACCGTGATAACGTTCTGGACCTCTATTCATTGGCTAATGTGTGTGCCATGCGGTGCCGCCAGGTCATGAACGTGCGCTAAAAACGTGTGTTGTGGCCGTTAGTCCCACTGCGGCCAGAACCAAACCACAGCCAAAATGGCTTTCGCCAACACCACCGCCTTTAAGAAGCTCACTAGCAAGCGCAAGCTGAGTCAGCTTGAATTTTACATGAAAAAGGAGGCAAGTGAACCCATCAAGAGTCTCATACCCTTGTCAAATAAGGCATTTGGCGAGGGTATGCAACGCATAGTGGCCGAAATCTTCGGCATGGACAAGGCGGGTGACACGGGTCACGATGCCGTGTACAAGGGGCACAATATTGAAATAAAATCTGCACGCTACTGGTCTGGCAAGTTGAACTGCAAGTGGCAGCACATCATGGCAGACCACAACTACAAGTGGGTCATGTTGACGCTCGTTGACTTCCAAGACCTCAAGTTCTGGCTCGTGTCAAAGGACACCATCAAGGCGCACCCCGAAGTTTTCGTGCAGCAGGGCAACGCCGAGGGGCAGGGTATGTGGTGTACTATGAAGGACGTGCTTCCGTTTGCTCACCCTGTTGCGACGCCGGAGGATCTTGACCGGCTAATCGCTGCCGAATCAGTGTAACATAGTCAGCATTTATCTCAAACGCCGTCCACTTTAGTCCCAAGTCCCGTGCCGCGACGCACTCGCTCCCCGACCCCGCGAAAGGCACCAGTACCTCCCCTCCCTCCTTGCGCGCGGCCTTCAGGAGCCGTGTGCAGAGCTCAAGCGGCTTTTGTGTAGGGTGATCCACGCGCTCCTTTTTGCCTGCACCACCAGCTAGCGCTGGAATCTTGATGACGTCACGTGGCATCGCACCCTTGTCGTTGGCGGTATAGGTTGTCTCCTTTTCACCCTTTGAGAAGCGCCCCTTTGACGCCTTGCGCGACTTGCCCGCGGCGTTGTTAAGGAACGTGTCAGTGTAGGGTTCTCGCACGTCATCCAGGTTGAAGTGCGGTCTGTGACCACTTTTCCATACACACAGAATAGACTCGTGACTGCGCTGCCAGAACTTGGCGCTCGGCACTGTCTTGTTGGTATAGTGCCACGCGAGCCATCGTACCCGTGTCTGGTCCTCAATACACGCCACCTGAATTTGTGCCAAAATTTCAGGGAACCCATAAATGTACATGGTGCCGTCGGGCGCCAAGACTCTGAAGCACTCGGTTATCCACTCCTTTGACCACTCCAGGTATTCTTTCATAGGTTGTTTGTCCGAGTCATTTCCAAAGTCCTTCCCAATATTATATGGTGGATCGGCGATGATAACTTGGACAGAGTCATTTGGCATCCTTTTTATCCCTGAAATACAGTCTTCATTGTAAAGACTCATAGAGAAATAACGTTACTACCTTTTAAGGTATGGGAGATGTGTTTCATTCAGATTGCGACTGGAAGCTTGGGAAGGTGCTCAAGTACCAAAGGGCCAATCCGGTTGGGGAGGATGCATACCTTAAAGCAGACGGTACTGTAGAGTTTGACGAAGACAAGATTGTACAGGCTCAACGAATTTTCAAACACAATTACTACAAGGCAGGTGGACCTTGGTACCTCAAGACACGGGAGAAATACGTGTCAAGTGACAGTGAGCCTTCACCAATTTTGAAACAAAATTAGAAATGGTAAATACTTTCGTACCCTTCGCAGACGTCCATGCCTGTGCCAAGGCTTTGGATTACCGTAGATGTGGTAAGCAAAGGGTAGAAGCCTATCAATTATGGAGGGCCCTTATGGGTATTACAAAGGGGTGGGTCAATCATCCCGCTACACAGATGTGGAAGGGTCACACCTGCTTCCTAGCTATGTACTGTAACGCGATGATTGACGAGTGGGTAGCCCGTGGGTACCGGAACAATATACAGAAACTCCCGCACTGCAGCAACCCCCGAGCACCCTGGTGGTGGGGTTGGGAGCCTATGCACAAGTCTCACCAAGCGGCCCTGAACCGCAAGAAGCCGGACTATTACCACTTTGACGTGGGTGAGTACCAGAAGTGGGGTTATGTATGGCCATCCAAGGTTCAATTTTGTTATAGAATTAAGAATCCAGAACCTGATAAGGTTTGCACGCCTTTGTAGCCTAAATGATAAGCGCCCGGACCCTGGCCCAACGTCGGTACCTGGACCTTCTGACGGGTCATGCGCCCGTAGTAATCGCGACGGGACCGGCCGGAACGGGCAAGACCCTCTTGGCGTGCCAAGTGGGCTCCAAGGCACTCGCCTCTGGGCAGGTTCAGCGCCTCATCTTGACTCGGCCGGCAGTGAGTGTTGACGAGCAGCACGGTTTTCTGCCTGGAAACTTGAACAAAAAGATGGAGCCGTGGACACGGCCCATGTTTGACGCACTGTACCGCTACTGGACCGTCAAGAGGGTCCAGGACATGATTTATGACCAGCAAATTGAGGTCTGTCCTTTGGCGTATATGCGAGGCCGGACGTTTGACAACGCGTGGATCATCGGGGACGAGATGCAGAACTCAACGCCGTCACAGATGAAGATGCTGCTGACTCGCATCGGTGAAGACTCTAAGATGGTGATAGCTGGCGACGGTGCTCAACACGACCGAGGGTTTGAAGAGAATGGCCTCGTGGACCTGGTCCGACGGTTGGATCTAGAGTCCGAGAGTATCAAGCACATCATGTTTACGGACGATGATGTTGTCCGGGCCGAGGTGATTAAGGAGATCCTGAAGATTTATACGAGTTGAAATAAAAACTTAACATAGAGTAATGAACATAGGCGCGGGCCAGACGATTGGCACGTGCTGGTTCTTTTCGTCGTTGAATATGTTTTTGACGTCGGATAACGGTTTGAAGATACTATGGAAAAAGCTTATTGAACGGACCAAAGAAATGAAGCCAAGAGAATGGTTGTATTTTATGTCAAATATTAACTCCCCATGCCCCTATAAAGGTGCCGTCAAGAAGACGAGCGCCATCTACTTCTGGAAGTTCCTGAACCAGTACATATGTGCCGTTGGCGGTCCGGGGCGGCTTCTGTCCAAGTCGGGTCTGAACACGTACCTCACGAAGAATATAAAGTGGCGTGCAAACGCTATGCGTGAATCAAAAGGGCAGTCTCCAGGGTTTCCGCACCTTGAGCTTCCGGCTATCCTTGGTCATCTGGGTTTCAAAATAGGTAAAGACTTTAGAATGCTAGATTTTGAGAGATGGAAGTACCAGTTCAAAAAGGATAACTGGACCACACCGATACTCATGTATCGGAGCGAGGGGTCTTGGAGTCTCACCACACCCTTAAGAGATCTTTTATTAGAGAAAAAGGGGTATGAATTGACAGGGGCCATAGTGTACGCCCTGTCCAAAGAAAAAGGTGCTCACGTGTGGGCTTGTACCATCCGCAACGGAAAAGGGTATATCACCGACTCAAACTACCCTACAGAACAGAAGCCGTTAACGTGGTGGATAGCTGACGAAGTCAGAAATTACTTCAGAAATATTGAAGAGTACCCTCATTTCCGCCTTAACGTCGCCAAGACCATATCGTTTGACGTCATCTTGTATACCCGAAAGGACTATACGAATAAAATAGCACCAACTTGTCTGTACAGACCTAACAATTACGTCCCTATGACGAATAAAAACGAAGAGAGCCTTAGAAGGTTCAAGTACAACTACGGAAACTATGGTGTACAGGCAATTTTACCGGGCAAAGCTCATGCCGGTATTCACAAAAACTATAGTGGCCGGGTCCTCGCCGAGGCTACTCGGCAGTACGGGAAGAGACCCTTGGCGAATGCCGCATTTTATAACAAAATTGTCAATAATTCAACGTCATATCATAACGGCATTGAACGCGCAAGAAACGCCACCAAGAATGGTCAGAGGTACATAATTAACCGAAAAGGGAAGAACTATATTAATTTTAAAACGAAATTGATCGCCAAGCACCCGAGACCATTCCCTAACGTTGTGTTCAGAAACATATGGGGGCAGAGGTATGGTAACATGGACTTTATCCGTAAAGTTAAAAATTACGCGTTTGAGGCCGGATTCACATTCCCGAAAGAGAAAATCCAGGCCCTTATGGCCAAGCGTCAGAGTACTCGGGCAGGTACTAAGAGAAAACTTAATAATGAACGTGAACAAGTGTATCGCCTAAATAACACAAACTGGGTCAATAACAACGGAAGATATGTGAACGTGAACCCAAACAACTGGGTCCGTACCAACGGTAACGCCGAGACTAACAACGCTATTAGATTTATGTTGTCAAACAACGGACCTATCACCAAAATAGAGACGTTCAGACGCAAAACTTTTAGGGACATATAGTACATGAATAACGGAAAGCGCGCCCGGGCCATAGCCAGGCGACAGATTATGGAGAAGCGGCGCTTGATGCCTCTTATGAAAAGTGTTATTTCAAAACTCAATAGTCCTTTTTTGACGAATTATCAGAAAGAAATGTTAAAGTCAAACGTTGTAGAGTTTGCCAAGGTGAAGTTCGCGCTTGAAGGCCCACGGGGTGAGAACCTCATACCGTTCAGACCACACAAGGCGTGGGAAAAGTTGGAGCAGGCTTACAGAAACTATGCGAGAAACTTGAACAGACGTTCAGTGACCACGAGCGTCTCACCATCTCGGATGGCGGTTGCTCGGAGAAATAACGGAATGTATTTCCTGGTTAATAATCCGGCTTAGAGATATGTAAAGTTTTAAGATAAATGGACGAGCTGAACGAGATTGAGAATGCGCTACTTAGGATTAGTCAGAATACCAACTTCCCTATGGCCGAGTCCTGGTTCCACGAGTACTGGAAGCCAAGGTTTGAAAAGATCCGGTCCCTTATGATCTCACCGGAGCTCAAGAAGGCGATGTATGACATCGTGTCCGAGATGATGGAGTGTGATCCTTGGCACGCGCCTTTTGACGAGCTTCAGAAGCCAAAATAATAGAACAATATAGTAACAAATGCCTACCCCGTCACGCCAGTACTGGATTTTCATCCATCCAGGGAGTGGCTTGACTCATAAAAACCTCAACCGACTTGAGTACCTGAGTCGCGTCCGCAACAACATAGCCCATTCGGGGTACAACTCGGCCAGCAACCACAACCGCGAGCTCCGCAATCAGGAGAATGTAATTTACGCAGAAATTGCGAACAAAGGACATCACAACGGCATTACGGCTGCACGCGGTTTTGTTGCGCCATACATCAACAAGCTGCGTAGACTAAAGCGCAAAGTTACTCACAACAACGAAGGTAACGAGGCTCGCAACCTGGTGCGTCAGCGCACAAACAAAGGATGGGAGCGCTTTCAGGCGGCTGCTGGCCGGTTCAAGAAGGGTGGCCTGACTCGCATACAGCTTCGTGAGTTGGCAGAGGCGTTGGGTGGAGGCCACAACGCTCACTTGCTAGCTACACTGGTGCGTGGCCAAGTGAGCCCCGGAAGCCCTATTAGACGCACTCGGGCTCAGTATAACGCCGCAATTGAGAGAGAGCGCCGGCGCGTTCGCAATGCCGAGCGGCAGCGCAGTGCCGCGGCCATCCGCGCGGCCCGTCAGGCTCGTGCACGCGTGGTTGAAAACCAGGCGCGTTCTATGGCGGCTCTCAGAAGCGCGGCCCGTGCCGAGCGTGCATCTCGCAGAGGCCGTTAAAAACAAGGCGCATTTAAAAACTAAATGATCCGCATTCCGCACGTGTACATTCCCAAGCTGCTCTTGCGGAACCAGAACAAGACGGTCAGTCGCCTTGTTGTGGTTCACCCACGGTCGGTCCAGTACGTTCAGCACGATCCCGCGACGTCAGAGGTTCGCATCCGTTACATCTCGGGTGATGAGATGGCTATTGAGGACAAGGACGAGCCCGAAAAGATGAAGGAGATGTTTGATAAGCTCGTGTATCAGATTAAGGATGCGTCGGACTAAAGAAACTTGACATTCATAAGATCGCGTCTATACACGCTTCTGCGGTTGAGAGGGTCCCTGAAAACAACCTCAGGTCCCTTCATTCTCAGAATCGTACGCCACTTTTTACCACCCGCAAGTCTCTCTATCACGTTTTTCTGGTAAAAAGTACGTTTGCTGCGCATGGCACCATTCTTCTGCAAATGCTTTTTGATAACCATTACGGCTTCGTTGCCGGGTTTGAAGTTGTGGTAAGACACCGGATCAGACGCGTTGGCCGGGAGCTTTATGGTGACCACGTTCATGTGGACCGTGTGAGGCCGGGCCGCAAGCCACTTTTTGACGGCCGCGGAAGCTTTGGAGTAATTTGGACTTTGAGAAGTGGACTGACGGTTGTTTGAATTGGAGCTCGAGTTAGAGTTGTAGTAGTTCGAGTTGTTCATGTAATTCGCCGGCCTGGGCCAAAAATTCCAAGTACGGCCGTAATTCCTTGCAAGTGTTCTGAGTATTCCATTAGCCTGCCTCCTATGGTGAGGGGAAGCATTTGCGCGATATACAATTGCCATGGCGATGTTAAAAGCGCGCTGCTGTGCATTATTGCTCCATGAATGTTGGCCGGGAGGCGGAGCATTCCTTGCTATATTGGCGATCGCCATGTCCATAGGATAATTAGTTCGACGCGAGATGGGCCCAGGCATTTATATTTGGTCAATATTTTAAAGATCAATTAGGTATTCAAACCTCTCCCGACAAAACTCAAAGTCAACTTCGGGTTTGTAAGTGGTTGTGTCCCATGAGTACCGGCCGTTAGGACGCTCTATGAGATCATCAACGGCCAAAAAGTCTATAAAGTTCATTCTACACCACGCCACGAGGTTTTCCGTGTCGTTGTGAAGTAGAAAAAGGTGCCTAAGATCGGTCACGGACTCTTCCTCCGAGGGCAAGTTAAATTCTGTAACTAAATTGGGAGGAGGGAGGTGCTCATTGATAAGATAGTACGTCTCAAGCATACATGCCATAAGGTGCGCGTCCTGCTTGTGTTTGAAGCCGACCATAAGAGACGGTGCGTCTTCGTTGAGTCTGACTCCAAACGCGTTCCTAGGGTTTGAGTGTATCGTGTAGTACTTGTTGGACTTGGCGTCGGTTTTGAACAGTACTTTCGGTGGCGGAGGCGTGAGTAGTCCGCTCATGGTATTTTAACAAGTAATTTCTCTAAGAGTCTAGCCACACGATGTCACGTGGAAGCCCGATCTTCCAGCAGTAGTAAAAGCAGTCAAAGTTACACTTGCTGTCATAGTCCTCTGGAACCTCTCCGTCAACGAGTTTAATAAACTGGATACGTTTACGAGGAATTATAATCTGAATAGGGTCGGAGTTTTTGGAGAAAAACTTTCGCATATACTGCGTACAGATTTTAGGGGACGGCATAATCAGAATAAAAGGCTTACCGAGCTCCACGAGGCGCTCTAGGACCTGTGGAACAAGCGTGAACGGTGGATTTGAAACTATAATGTCACCCCTGTTATTTTGAAAGAAATCCTCATCCTGGTGAATGACGTTGAACCCAATCTCACGCAGGATCTCACCGGACCGGCCGTCACCATAGAAGGGCTCCCATATCACCTTGTCTTTGGGCACAAACTGCTTGATAGCTTCCCATGCTGACTTGGGGGTCATATAGTCATCGTGTTTTGTGAAGGTCTTGGTTTGGAACCCCGCCATCTACTTAAGAAGCATGGACATTATTTAAGTAATGAAAACAGAAGCCGAGTGGCTTATCCAGATGCTTGAGCGGTCCATCAAGGAGGATGACCCCAACCCCGGGTGGTACCTTCAAGAGTACATCGGAAAGGTCTGGAACGCCCTCCCACCCAATTCAGATGAGCGCGTGAAAATTGCCGACATCTGGAAGCAGATGATGATCAAGTGGCACTAAAGACAAGGTAACCTTATAACTCAATGATAACATTGGTAACCAACGACGGACATGAGTTCAACGTTGACCAAGACTTTGTGGAGGCTTGTTCAACGCTAAAGATTTTTCAGGACGTTTATGAAACTCGGGTGCCTTTGCCGAACGTGGACTCTGCGACATTTGAAGTGATTCTCAGCCGCCAGGTCCCGGAGTTCACGGACCCTAGGGAGATCTTTCCACTTATGAATGCTCTTGACTTTTTGGGTTACGACGCCTTTCTAGATGACTGTGCCAAAAAGGTGGCTGAAACTCTAAAAGGGTTGCGGCCCGATGAGGTCCGGGCCATCTTCGGCCTTCAAAAAACGTGTCCTGTCTAGCACAGGGTCGGGGGCTTCATGACTAAAGCACCCCAAATGGCCACCTCCGTCCGCTTCACGTCTCTTTGCCCGATCGGCCCTGCTGACCCGTGTGCCCTTGAGCCGGCCCCTTCCGTGAAGGAATGGATTGAGATTGGACAGGCCCTTAGTGAGGTCCGTCCCGTTGAGAACGCAGGGGTTCTGATGGGCGACCTCCACCGCATCCGCGCCGACTACCGCAGCTGGAGTATGTACCTGTACCCGAACGTGCGCTTCTACCGGAACGAGCCCAAGAGCACCGGAGGCAACGGCTACGCAGGGTCCCCGCGTCCCGGCACCGATGAGCTCGTGACGCTGCGCGTGAACGACGAGCTCTACTCTGCCCGCGTTGAGTTTGTGTAAAAAACCCACGCTTATAGTACCAACGAATGTCTCCGTCCAAGGCTATGAAAGCCGTCCTGGCCCACTTGTCCCAACCCTTCAACACGACCGCACGCAAGAGTCTGACACCCTCCCCTCGCAACATGCGCAACAACGGCACAACGGGCTACAAGGCCGTTTGGTACCACAAGCCCTATTTTATGAAGGTTGTAAAGAAAAACGGCAAGTGGGTCCAGGACCCTAGCAATAAGAAATACTATATAAAGAGCGGTAATAAGTTTGTTGCACCAGAACACGTCAGTTACTGGTAGAAAAACGCGTGCTGTCCGCCACAGGTTTGACTCGCCGAGTAAAACCCCCACGTCCAAAAGATGCCTCTGTTCCCAGTACTGTTCGGTATGTATGCTGGTTTCTGCTTGACTATTATGGGTTTGGCGGTTTGGAAAGATTACAAGGAGACGGGGTTCAAGGCCGACTTCACGTAAAAACGCGTCGTGTGAGGCCCAGGGTTTGACTGACAAAGTCAACCCCCGCCCCAAACAGCCATGTCTAACCGCGCCGAGGTCCTTAAGATGATCGGTGCCGTTATGAACCGTATCAAGAACTCGGCTAGCCGCGACGAGCGATTTGACCTGCTTGAGAATGTCCATATACTATCAGGCATTCTCACGGAGGTTACTAATTTTGAATGTAATTTGATGGCTGACCTAGACGTTGACTAGCGTCTAGTTGCGCCTAGGGCTTGGGCTCTTTCTGGGTTTGTTGCCAGTGAATTTCACGACGGAAATGTTAGACCGCTTCACATCGGCGCGTGTAAGAGGGTGACCCTTATTCATTACGGCCTTTCTATTCCAATTTTTTCCGAAATATCCAATGAATGATGGAACCGTGAAATAATTCACGTGGTTGCCGCGCTGGACGACAAAGGCGAGGTTCCCCGGCCAGTTGCTGGCGTTCGCGAGACTAATAGGATCCTTATTTTTCAAGTTATTCCACTTGGCATTCTTCGCCATAGCACGGAGAGTGGCGTTGAGTTGGGCGTTACTCATATTAGTTCCAGCAACATGACGCTTTCTTAGTTCGGTCATGAAAGACGCCATCCCCTGATTGAGCTTATGTACGAGGGTAGCGTAATATTTGCGCATAGGGGATGCAGCTGTAAGCCGACTAAGCTGACCACCAATATTTGCCCGAGAGTTTGCATAATGTTCAGTCGCGTTATCGTATGTGTGCTCATTCAAAGCCATACGACGAATAATTCTGTAAACGCGGTTAGCCTCTGCAACTGGCGTATTGCGTCTCCGTCTCTGCGTCTCTCTATTCTCCAACTGTCTGGCGGTAGGTTGACGGCGTGCAGGAGCGGGGGTGGGTGCGGGACGCGCACGAAGTGAACGACCTGATGAACTCATATAATAATTTAACATTTTAAATTCCCTTGCGCATATAGATGGCGTACACGGTCGTGCCTCCAGTGCTCTCACCTATTTCCCCCCACATCACCGACGGCCCGGAGACTCGTGCGGCCCTTGTCCAGTCGTAGTCCGGCACCTTCTTATCAAACGCTGAATCGTACGCAACAAAGTCGCCTCTTGACGTCTTGTACCCTGCTATGGCGTGACCACCGACAGGTCTGACCCAGAAGTTTATCCATGAATGTGTGAGTTCATACTCTTCACCATTTTTAACGAAAGAATGGGGAACCTCAGGGTTTGTCTTGCCGAACGCACTTGTGAACCCTCCGAACTTTTTAATAATGAAATCACCTCGTGGAAACATCTTATCATAGAACCAGTATAAGTCCCCGACCGTCCCCCCGTGTCCCTTGCTACCCGTGAGTTTATTCGCAAATACAAACAGAGAATACCGTGCCGTTCCAGGTCTCCCGAACCCTCTGAGACCCACGGACTTTATGACGTTGGCGTTACGGAACACGTTGTGGACAGTCCCTGGACCCTGTAGGCGGTGTTTGATGTACTTGAGAAACCACTCGCGACTCGCGTTTTTTGAAGGACACACTTCCGTTTCAAAATTCACACTCGGTACGTTGGCAGTCATCTGCTTCAAGTATCGGCGCGGCCGTGCGCTCATCAATAAGCCGTTCACTATGGCGTGAAACCAGCAGGTGCCGCCCTGTTGGACACGTGTCCTAAAACGGTTCACACCGTATTTGTTAAGGACCCTGTTATAAGCGTTATTATAAGCCGCGTTTCTGTTCAGTAGGTTTGAGTCCACGTGTTTAAGTAAGCGCTTGACGTTGTTGGCGGACAGGTTGGAGTTTTCAACGGCCCTAAGCATATTGATCTTTTGCTGGTTAGTAAAGTGCTGTCTCATTATTCGGTTGTATGTCGCCTTGTAACTTGGTTGAATTCTTAGGAAGTTTCTATTGAGTTGTTCCTTCAAGTAAGCGTACTGTAGAGCCTTGTAGGCCAGTTTGTTCCCTTCAAGGACACCAGACCTGAACAACCGCTCAAACCCACGCAGCTCTGCGAGGGTCCCCATTATATTTCACTCTGAAATTAAATACAGAATTTCATAGACGCTCCCGACGTCCCCATTGGCGTCCATGAACCTCTTGTACTTTTTCTTAATTTTGTCATACGTGTAAGGCTCAAGGATCTTTTTCCAATTCTTGGCGTTTATGAGTCCCTCGTCGTTATATGATATCAAGACGTACTTGGATATTTTGAGCGTGTCGGCTATGAGCTCCGTCATAGCCTTGATAGCCAGTTCTTCCTTGTTAAAATCAGACTGGTTGCGCTCGTCGCTATCAGGCATGTGCGTCACCTCCGTCCACTTGTTAGCCTTTTTGTAAGTGGCTATAACGTTCAGCAAAAAGTACATGTGCGAGTACTCGCGGTGGTTGTAGGGTGGGTCAAAATACACGAGGTCAAGGGGACCCTTGACCTTCTTGACGAGGTCGTTGGTTGACTGGTTATGACACGTCACCGAACACTTTTCTGGACACCACACTGGGCACGTGACCCGTAAGGGTGCCGAGACGCGTTTCCATGCACCCTCACTCTTGTGAAAAGTTCCTACACCGTTTTTGTCTTTGAAAAAAGCCTGAGTATGGCCCATAGTGTTAGCTTGAATTATGGCCTGTACCAGGATCGGCCCGAGGCACCAATCGGTAAGCTCGTCCTCCACCTTTTTCTCAACGTATGTCCGCATAGTATCTATAATACGAGCGTTCTCACGTGTAAAGAAACAGACCTCGCCCTTTTTAGGGTTTTCAGTGTCCCTTGGAGCGTAATAGTTGGTCATAAGACCCTCAACGTAAGGTCCCTTTTCGGCCAGCTCGTTCATCCGCTCTATGTGCTTGGCGATCTTCTCCTTCTGAGCCTCCGTGGGCTGCTTCACGTAGCAGTTACACGTGATGTAGGCGTAGAGCTCCAAGTCGTTGGTGTGGAGCTCGGACGAGTGTCCGGCAAGCATACGCGCCACGACTCCACTGCCCGAGAACCCGTCCATAGTCACGAGCTTGTCCTTTTTGAGTTTCTTTTTGACCACCTCTATTTGCTCTTCAATAAAGTCAAGGAGTTTGCGCTTGTTGCCGAGGTACGTGAGCATCGGCTGATGGATATACTCCTCCATTAAACCTGAGTGACAATATAAAAGGAACAAAATCTCGCACTAAAGTATGAAAGACCCTACTAACAATGCTATAAAGCTTATGAGGGTCATCAGGCCCAATTGGCCCAAACCTGTCCATCTTATAGGGCGAGGCTCTTATGGTACAGTATTTAACACAAATAACGGTCGTGTATTAAAAATATTCACGAGTAATGTGCCCAAAGATGAATTCAATATGCTCAAGGCTCTTCAGGGGGCTCACTTTGTACCTCGCGTCAAGAATGGCAACTACGTGAATATAGTAAATAGTAATAACTTTGCTAGATACGCCAAGAAACACCTTTACGGTGCTAATAATAGTGGAGGAGCGTTCCTCATGGGGAAGGTGGGTGGTATGACCCTCGCGAACTATTTACGCAAGTATCCACAGTTTGTAAATTCGGCTTCTAGACGCCTAAAAAATATGGTTGAATATCTTCAAATCAGGGGGTTTTCACATGGGAATATCCACCACTATAACGTAATGGTCGCCGCAGACTCACAGGGGCACATCACTGGTATGTGGATAATAGACTTTGGTATGGCGTCTTTGATTCCCAAAGGGTCCTATAAGACCAACAACTTGAACTATTTTCAGGATATATTTAACAATAATACAAACACGAATACCTGGGCCATGCGTCTAAGAAACCGGCGTAGCAGTATCGCTCGGAACCTCGAGCTGCTCACAAATTCTAAAACAAGAATTGGCCGGTCCAAACGAGTCGCGACCCCTAAAAAGTCTCCACAGAGGGCCCGGAGCGCACCGGGCCGCGTCAACACGACCAAGAGGCCTAGCTCTTTAAAGAGGAAGAGGGCGTGAGTACCAATGGAATACGATACTCGTATTGATATGCCCGTAGAGGAGATGGCGTCTATCATATTCCCATCAAATATTGATGACATGAATAAGCTATTCAAAGAGCTCAAGAGTGGCAAGGACTTCAAACCCCTGTCTCATAAGTACAACCAGATAGCCGACCACTTTACAGGTGTTGAGCGCCTCCGTACAAAAGGACGCGGGGGTATAAGTTTTGTGGAATTTTGTGAGAAAATTAAGAATGGGGAGGTTGACTATCCGTCGGTACACCGATGTATAGAAACTTATCCCAAGCAGAGTAGACTTCACGCCCTCAAATATGCCTTCAATCTGTACTACGGGTACATAGGAAACTTTGCTATGTGGAACGCTATGAATTTCTTCAAGACTTATAAACCAACCAGAGTTCTGGATCCAACCGCTGGGTTTGGAAACCGTATGATAGCAGCGTGTGCCTCGGGTGTTGAAACATATACAGGTATAGATAGCAACAAGGAGCTCACCAAGCCTTACGAGGGACTTGCTGGGTTTCTTGGTCAACACTCTAACACTCTAGTCAGAGTCGTCATTAGCAACGCACTTGATGTTGATTACACGAATATTTTATACGACTGTGTATTTACTTCACTACCGTATTACACACTAGAGGACTATAGTCACATGCGCGACTATGGTACGAAGCAGCAGTGGAACGACGACTTTTACAAGCCCCTGATACGCAAGACGTGGGCGGGACTTGCGTCTGGTGGAGTGTACGCGTTAAACGTACCTGATACAATTTACGATTCGTGTTGCGTTCCTATTATTGGTCAATGTGTAGAGAGGATAGGGCTCGTGAAAAAGCAGCGCAAAGAGGGCAAGGGCGGTGACTATGGAGAGTTTATTTATGTGTGGAGGAAACCACTTCCACACTAGCCAGGTCTAGAAATTTCGTGTCTTGTGCCAGTTAGGGTTCCTAGAGGCTAGGGTCTAGTACCCAACAAACCACAACCATGGCCTACTCCGCTTACGATATCGCCCGGCAGATCCAGCAGATGAGCCAGTATCATGTCATTCCTGTATTCAGCTTTGTGGAGCTGCCCAAGGACGTCCTTTCAGCGCTACTCTGGCTGAGGGCCGAGTGGCGCAACGTGGGTGAGATGGAGCATCTTATCAAGATGGGTGCTGATCCTCGTGAAAATGACGAGGGATACACAGTCCTTGAGAGGTTCCTAGAGGGCCATGACGGCTACTGGCTTGACGCGGAACGTGTGTTGGAGGTAGAGGTTGGCGTGAAGATGCTCGCTCGGTATGGAGTCACTCACAGCGATGTGTTACATAGCGCGACTCTGAATCGCTGCAACGAGCTTATCAGGGCGTCCGAGTACCTGTGCACCTTCTTCAAGGTTCCCTTCCCTAGTGTGAAGGTCCACTACCACCTCCCGGGCACCATAAAACTAGAGCCCATCGCCAAGACCTACAACACAGTCGATGAGGCTGTTGCGGACCTCAAGTGCCTGACCAAGCATGACCAGTACGTTGCCGTCATAGAAGACCATGGCGATGTGACGCGGTACCTGGTGACGAAGAATGCGGGTCCACTAGCCCTCATCCCTATGGAGAGGGCACCCGGGTGGTCCGAGCAGCAAAATATGGTCAGCAACATTGTGAACTTTGTGATGGGTAGATTTGAGAACCCGACCCTGCCGTGCGAGGAGGATGATGACTAGGTGTAATATTACCTAAAGTATTAGTAAATGGAACTCACGTCCAATAGCTTCACTAACGACTATGTATTAGAGTACTTGGACAAGTACAAGGATACATATTCAAGGTTCAGAGACGCGTATAACGTACATGCTGTGCACCTCAAAAACCGTCATAACTTCGTCACCTTTCCTTTACTAGTTATCACGAGCGCTACAGGTGTAATAGCGGGTTTGGACTCTTTACCCAGGACCGCCGGTGTGGTGGTCGGCGCCGCATCGGCTGTTCTCACGGCCATCCAGCGGTACTGTGCCTACGCCGAGCGTTCAGAAAACGCTCGTATGACCGCCAAGAGTTATTCCAAAATTATAAACAAAATTCAGGCCGTCAAATTGTCTATGAAGAGTAACGTCCTTGAGAACATGTCAAAGGATATGTTCGCTAATTTGATAAGGGAAATACAGGGTCTATCAAATAGTACGCGTGAGAATGCTCTAGAGATGCCATGGGAACTCCTGAAGTACATAGACACTATAGACGCCCAAGTATGTTGCTTCCCTGTAGCTGGTGTGAAACAAAAGCCCGTGGTGGTGGATGAGGAAATTGAAAACTTGCCTGAAGAAAACGTCTAACTGTTAAAAACACGCGTCTTAGTCTACCCAAGTAAATGGACCTTTACTACGTAGCCGTAAATCTGGACCTTTGGGCCACGTCCCCACGGTGCCGCCTCATGACCGAGGCCCGTGAGGCCGCCAAGCGTCTTGAAACCACCTTCCCGGGTGCCGGCAAGTGGATCGCCGTGTCTAACAAACCACCCATGACACCCGAGCAGTGTTGCCCGTGGCTCAAGGACTACAAGTTTGATCCAAATTTAAAAATAGACCTGGACGAGGACTTGTACGTTTGAATAAAATAGTACCAAACTGTAATGGACTTGAAAACGTTGCGTAACGTCATAAAAAGGACCAGGCCGAATTGGCCGTTACCGACTGAATATATAGGTGGTGGTTTTTATGGCAGGGTCTATGGTACAAACAATGGTCACGCACTCAAAGTGTCTTGGTCGTCCAGTCTTTCCAAGGAATTCAGTATTCTAAAAAATCTCCAGAAAGTTCACTACGTCCCCAAGGTCCGTAACGGAAACTATATAAAATTCAATGAGAACAATTCTCGTAACGTGTATATAAAAGTTTTGCGTAAGCCATATACTGGCCGAAACGCACACGCACTATTGATGTCACGTGTCGGTGGCCCGACAGCCATGACTCTCCGGAACTATATTAACAGGTACGGTAACAATAAAAGGGTCATGGAACGAAAAATGAATCTACTGACCAACTTGCATGTACGTGGATTTAGTCACTCAAATTCACACAATGATAATGTAATAGTCTCAGTGTCTCCTACTGGTAAAATAACGGGTATGTGGCTGATAGACTTTGGCAAGGCAGAGAAATCGTATTTAGGATCACCAGGGAACCCCAACAACTTTGCCAGGAGTGGGTTGAACTGGAACAACGCTCTTGAATATGTCAATAAACTAGCCAAACGACGAGAGGAAATAAACAAGAACCTTAAACTACTATCAAACTCCAAGGCGCGCTTAGGCCATTCAAAGAGTGCACCGGCCCGTTCAAATACAAGCCCCGGTATGAGGCGGAAAATAAACTCACCTAGGGGTCAGAAGCGCAAAAGAAACGTGTGATGTACCCACTAATGGTCAAGCCCTATCTAAGTAAACACCAAAACAACCATGGCCGCAGTGACCCTTGCCTACGAAGCCTTCTACTACGATCGTGCGACTCCTACCCAGATCCATTGGGTCATTATGGCCGAGACTATCCGTGCAGAGCTTCGCCACGTCCGTGATATGACGGATGCGGCGAACCGTCACAAGCTACGCGAACTGGCCCGCAAGATGACCCGGACCTACATGGCCGACGGTGACGACGAGGACCTTGATGAGATCATCATCAAGTCGTACAGTCCCGACACCGCCGAGAACTGTGCGCCGCTGCTGGCACTGGTCGAGCGCCTGGTGACCGAAGGCCACAATATGTGGCGTGACCTGGACATGGCCAAGGTCCACTGGATCCTGGATCATGAGAAGTGAACCACACAACTGTAACCAAGCAGCCTTACACAAGCCTTCGCGTCCACCCCACTGGTCCCCCCCGAATTTAGGAAGTGAATAGGGTGTTTCAATTTTCATGGAAAATAGGGGATCCCAATTTTGATCCTA